AAAATTTAAAATTATTTGGAACGCCCTGACCCCCGACCAAAGAGGGGCGTTTAAAATATCTTGACGAAAGATTTTGACGATGTGCGTGAAAATGCTGTGTATTGTTCTCGAGGGGACATCTTGTCCCATTCGTGGATTACAAATTTTTCCTTGATTGTTATTGACTGAACCTTGTGGTTGGTAAAAGCAAAAGCAACAACAAAGAATTTCATAAACTCTGTATGTGTAAATGATTGTCCCCCAATTATGATATTACCATCGGCACCAAGTTCGTTAAGACATTCTGGAAAACTTTTTTCAAAACCTATCTTTTCAATAACCCACATTTTACTATTGATAAGTTTTCGTTCTTTGTTATTAACAACAGACATTATAGGCGTTCCTTTTTTCAACCAAACATCTTGACCTTGTACCGCATGTAAAATATTGTATTTGATAAAAACTCCTGTCTCGCCCATATACTCTTTGTTGATTTGTTTCCGATATTCATTTGTTCGGCAAATGTTAATTTTGGAACTATGATGTTTTCCAAAATTATTAATGTTAATACCTCGTCCTTCAATAATATCAAAGTATTCAGGACTAAGGTCGTTCCGTTGGTTTTCACAAAGTTCAACTAGATTACCACCACAAAGAGTATGAAACACAGAGCAGTTTAACCAGTTTATTTTTTCCTCTCCAACTGGTCTTGTTTGGTGCGGGTCTCCAACAAATATAAACTGTATTTCTGGATACTTTTGGTGTATTAAATCAAACACGGACATCGCATAACTCGGTGTCATAAAACATTCATCATTGATAATCCTTTTTACATTCTTACATTTATTTAGTTTTGATTGTGTAGCAAGACCAGTATTAAAATCAATACCGAACGCAGAACAGATTGTTTCACCTGACATACTTTCAGTTGCTTTATTAGTAAATGCAACTTTGAGTGTAGTTTCATCGTTATACCAATCACATTTTTTTACACATTCGCTCTTACCATAGCCAGCAAGACCAGTTAAACAGAAACTCGTTTTAGGTAATTTTGGTTTTAGTTTTTCAAAATAATTATCAGCATCGCCAATTTCAACTGGCGTTTTATTCCATATTCTTTCAGTTAAATAAACTTTTGGAATAACCCGTTCAGGTTCTTTATAAAATTGAATATCCAATTCACAGTAGTTTTCTTTTATTGTTTCGTCTTTGTACCCTCCGATAGTTTCACTAAACTCAATTGGATTACCGTTTTCAACAATAACATTATCGGTTTTAATTTTAATCAAACGACCACCGAGTTTTTTAGCAAGTTCATAACACATAATCCACTCGTTTTCAAGAACCTTATTGTAGATCGGTAAATCATTACAGTAGTCTTTTGAAACATTTGTTTGTTGAACCATATAAATCTTTTGGTTTTCATAAAGTATTTCACCAATATCAACACATTTAAATTTATCGGTTCTCATGCGTTTTCTGTTAGATATTCCCACAGCATCTTGTAAATCGTAAATCGTCCCAACATTTTCGTTGTCCCAGAATTTTTGACACGCAAACTTGAAATCTGTTTCCAAATAACCAGATGAATATTTACTTAGAGTTTTTCCAAAGTATCCAATTGTAGTATTGACCAAAGTTTTATAATTATCTGGACTTGCTTTGATAATTTCCTTAACAAAAGTATCAGCAAAATTAGAACTTAATTTACCACTTGCGGTAAGTTGGTATTTAATATCAAATTTAATATTCTCACCCGCACAGTAATTAAGAAATTGATTTGAATACCAACCAGCACCTCTCATAGGTAAATTGTTATCTGTTATAGCATAATACCAACCAAGAACCATCTTTCCATTGTATTCCTGAATATCGTCTGCTATACCAAACACAGGGTAATCACCAAGTACATTATTCAACAAACAAGATGTTCGACACTTGTTAATATCTGCTGAACTTTGAGTCGCTCCGCTTGTATTATTAAATAAACTGACTATACCAGTATTTATTTGTAGTTGTGAATAAACATTATCGTTAAAATGAGAACTCTTGTGTTTAGGATTTGTTCTATCAAATATTCCCTTACCAAGAAAAGTAAGAGATTGGTTTTTAAATGATATATTCATATTATCACAAACCTGTTTAACAAGTTCCAGATCGGGATTAGCATATATCCATTTCTTATTGTCAAGTTCATAACCAACAATTTTACTGTTATATAAACTTACTTTACGAAACTTGTTGTCGATTGAAAATTGCTGTAAGAATAAATCTTTTAGGTCATCAATACCAATTACAATACTATCAAATACTTTTTCTTTTTTCTTAATAACAATTTCTCTGTTGCTTGTCTTAAAACTTTCAGAACTAGCAAGTGATTTGATATAATCGTCGTCGCTACAATAATACAAATGATTATTCCAAACCTGTGCTACAAATACAGGTAAGTTAGTATCAACGATATAGTCCTTGTTGGTCGCAAACACTTTTTCCTCAACATCAATAAGTTTGTAAGCACAACGCAGTTGTTTAAGACAATTTACAAGTTCGTGAGTGTTATATCCTTTATCATATTTATCGTCATTACAAAGATTTTTGATTTCACCAAGACTATAACGCCTGTTCTTTCTTTTTTCCCAACGAGATATATGATATAAAATTGTTTCAGGGACACATTCCATATCTCCACTATCAACAAAACCACGAAACTCTGGTGTTGCTGAAAGTATCAATTCCCTGTACATAGTCATATCAACTAAACGAGCATCACTAACAGGTATTTCAATAATATTAATTCTGCTAAAACTTGCAGTTCTGCCGTCAGAACCACCAATTTGGTTCATAGCATTTGTTACGACTTGTGATAAATCAAAGAACCTGTCAAAAGCGTCTCCGCTATCAATAACAGCACTTTGGTTTCGGTGTGCGTAATTATTCCAAAGACCGATAGTTTCCGTATAGACAAATGGTATTAACGGATGCCGAAACTTGCTTTGAAATTGAATTGACATTTGTCCCATGTATTTAAGGTAAGTTTTAAAATTACCAAAGGAATTTCCATTTTGTTGTCGTGTATAAGCATCAAATACAAGAGTATGTAAGAACCTCCGATCTGGTCTTGCTTGGATTTTTTTAGAAAGCGCTTTTTTGAAAAAATATTTCCTTAGAGTTTTTTGCGCTTTTATAACTTTTTTATTTTCAACGATAGTCTTTACATTAATTCTGCGTTCTCTTGCTTTACGATTTCGTGATTGCCGTTGTTGTTCGGTAAGTTCGTTATTAAACTGATTTCGTAATGTAGAATAATCTACTCCGCGTGTTCTTGGTGCTATACCAAAGTGTTCTCTTATTATTCGTCTCTGTAAAGCGGTTAAATTACCTGTTTGTAATTTTCTCTGAGACATCTTAACATTCTCCAACATTTTTAATTTTCTTATAATTTATATAAATTTTAATTCTTTAAGTTAAAATCTATAAAAAATATAATTCTTTTTTTATCCAAGGATTTATAAAAAACATCATTCCTTAGGTTTTTCGGTTTTTTTGGTGTTATGATGTAATCCATCTTTCCACTCATCAATTTTTTCTAATTTTATATGTCCGTATCTTGACAAGAAACTATTTTCTTTATTTCTTTTTTGTGTATCTACATTTTTAAGAGTACGTAATCTCCACGATGTATCTAAGGTCAAGTTGAGAGACATTTTTTCATTAATTTCATTAAGACTTGAAAACTTACCCGTCTTAATGCTATTAGTTTCTTTATCAAAAACTATGACAGACCACTTATACTTTTTCCAATTAGTAGAACCTAAACCACGCCCTTTAAAACCATCTGGTTTCATATATTTTTTAGGTTCGTCTGTCATTTTCTTATATTAATATAATATATTTTTTATTCTTTAAATTATCTTATTTTTTTATTTTTTTTTTATAAATCTTAGACTTTGTTTTTTATTTACAGGGTGTATATATATAGTATGGATAGGTTTATCTATACTTAATGGATTGATTAAAAAATGCATTGTGTAATTTTAACCAATATTATTAAATACACAATATTAAATAAAAGATATTTAATTTCAGAGTTCATTTAAACTTTAACTCTTATTTTTTTTCCACCAGCAATTAATTTATTACAAACATCATTTAATTCATTCTGATAATACCCTTCTCTTAATAATAAATCTTTTCGGTCTTCAAAATAGTAAGTTTCGAGTAATGCTATTTTACTATCACCGTGCTTAATAACCTCAAAAGAACTGACATAATTGTATCTATTTTTAAGGTGTTCTTTGTATTTATGTTTATGTGATGCCCACCTTGTAGATAAATATTTTTGAGTTGTACTTCCTATGTAAATACTCTTACACGAGTCGCTGTATATTTTATAAATGTACCCTTTATTCATTTAAATGTTCTTTAAAAAGAACCGATATTTTTAATTTAAAAACAAATTTAATTTATTCGCCTCCTATAGATTTAAACTTTGAAAAAAATAAAATAATTTTATTAAGTAAATCTCCTTGAACTCCAATTTGTTTTATTAAACTACTTAAATCTTGTAATATAAACCGATCTAAATTTTCAGTGTAATTAAAGGAACTTGAATTTAAATTGTCCTTTACGAATTGCTGACAATTTAAATCATTCCACCTATAAATAAAATATCTTTCACGAGATACTCTAGAAATTGCTTCTTCACACATCTGAAGAATTGTTAAATTTTTATTAATACCAACATTAATACTACTTTCCCATGATTTTACTCCTAAATTAAATTCAGGTTTATCGTTTTTTTCATAAATACAAGTACTAACATTTCCATTCAGATTAAATTTTATTTCTAACCATAAATGAAATAATTTATCGGGTTTTTTAATTTCATTTGCTAATCTAAAATTACCTACATTAATATTAGTTATAAATTTTTGTATATAAGCGTTTATTGGCGCTCTACATACTTTTAAACCAACGATAATTCCATTTCCAAATTCATTTAAAAAGTTTTTAGATAAATTACTGAAGTCTTTAAGAACTGGTTGCTGGTTGATAAAGTTATAAATTTTTGTCCCAACTTGTCCTATTGTCTTAAATGTTCTACGCGCAAAATCACCAAGTCTTTTAAACATCTTAAAGGTTCTTTAAAAAGAACCGATATTTTAAATTCGTGGATAAGTGCGTTTTACATAACTCGGTTTAAAAATAACATTCGGATATACATACCCATAATGAATAAACCGATTTGAAGGATAATATTTTAACGGCGATGCTTTTAATTTTTTCTCTTCGTTAGGTGAAATAAATGTCATTAAGTTTTGTTATTAACATTTATTTTAATTTTTGAAATATCGTCAATTAATTTTTTTAAAATAACTTTTTTTGATTTATGTGTTTCTCGGTATTTTTTTTGATATTCTTTAACAGTTAAAGCACTTATAATTTTTTGTTCTTCAGATAAATTTCCACCTTTAGGTCGCCCTATTGTCATTTAAATGTTCTTGTACTTTTAACCGTTATTTTAAAATGGTTTAAATAAACTTTTTCTAGCCATTTCTCTACGTAATCTTTTCATTTCATTATTAATATGTGATTGAGATAAATGGTTTTCTGTAAAAACATCTTTTTCAATTTCTTTTTTAACTCTACGATATACTACTTCGTGTTCGTCATCGCTGGATGAGTCTTCAATAATAATTTTTTTCTTTTTAATTTTAAATTTAACGGGTTCAACTAAATTAACGGGTTCAACGGTTTCAACGGGTTTAACTTCGGTCAGTTCTTTAAGTTTTAAATTAACATCTGATTCACGTTTTTTTAAATTTAATTGTTTAACCAGTGTTTCCTTATCTTTTAAAACTCTTTGTTCTGCCCGTATGGCGTACGCTTTTTCACGTGCTAATTTTAATGCTTCTAATTTTTCTGGTGATGGAAAACTTCTTCCATCAATTTTTTTAACTTTTTCGGCAATTATCATTTATAATAATTACTAATATTATAATAAATCATTTAATTGTAATTTTAATTGTAATTTTAGTAATTATTGTATTTTATCCACCTTTTCTTTCTGTTAAATTTTTTATATTCCCAGCTATCTTACCTACGATAGAGATAGGTGCGGATAGTTCAGGATGTCCTAACGCTGCTGCAATTCCAGATGCGTACGGTGCAACTTTTTCTACTACATTGCTAATCCCATGTACTATAGGTTGTAAATGGCTTCCTAAATACCTAGCGCCTTGAGATATTCCACTACCAATTTTTTTAGCAGTATTTTTGATAAAGTTTATAAATCCCATTGTTGTATACTTCGCTTTTATTTTATTTTTGAAGTAATTGAAGTTTTTCTAAATGGATTAATTCTTTTGTTAAAACTTCCATTTCTTCATCAACCAGAACTTCAACTGATATTGTCATATCCCAATTATCATAAATTATTACAGGAGTATTATATTGATCGGTTAAATAAAAATTTACAGTCCCTATCTTCTGACCTGTACTTGGAAAATCAAAATTGTTGGCTGAGTCATTAAACGATTGGTAAATAATTGGAAAAAATGGCGGGACTAATATAGGGATTTGTGCTAATATGTCAGTATAGTTTAACATATTGTTATTAAAATTATAACTTAAATTAATCGGAGGAATATTACTATGTAGTTTAAGATACTGTATTTGACCCGTATATAACGGTAATGGAGTTGTATATCCTGAAGAACTAACTGTTAAAGTAGTTGTTGATATTTCTTGACCTAAAATTCGAGCAAGTGTATTTACCATAGGATAAAGTATTTTATTAAATGTGCTTGGTGCTGTAAGAGCATCAAAATAAAAAATAATATCAGTAATACCACCAGTCCAAGTTAAATAGCCTTGGAAAGTATTAGTATTTAATAAAACAAAAGTAAAAACACCTAAAACCTGAACAGCATTAATAGCAGTTGTAAAATTTGATGCTATCTGATTAAGTGAATAATTTCCTACTGGTAATTGTAAAATATACTCATTAGTTCCATTAATTACTATATAACACGTACGGTTGTATTCATTAATATTTTGAAATGAATTCAACAAACTAAAATATACCATAGTCATTCTTATTTTTTCATTTTGAGAAAGGTTCATTAAATTATCTGGAAACATCATAGACCATTTTTGTATTGTTTCGTTCGGCTGTCTGTCTGCTGAACTTAAATAGAACAATTTTTTACGGACTACCTTCATTTAATCTTAACCATTATTTTTTTTTGACTACGTTATGATATTCTTTAAATTCTAAATCATCTTTGACTAAACTATTGAGGTATTTAACATAACTACGGTTTGGATACATTTTAACATATTCAGGTCTTTTTGTATAATCCATACGATAAGATTTTAAATATTTTTCTATATTTTTGGCATTTATTTTTTCGGGCATTTCTGCCTCAGATGCGGTTCGGCTCATTTCACCAGTTTCTAAAAATGACAAACGTTTATGTTTATCTTTTTCTTTTTTAAATTTATTACTTTCAAAATTAAGTAATTGTTTTTGCCTGCTTGGTGGTATTCGTTTTGTATCGGAATCGGAAATAAATTTATAATTTTTATTTTTAGCGATTTCTTTATTACCAAATCTTTCTGTTTCACTGGAATAATATTTGTCAGGTAATCCATATTCAATATCAGATATATCAGTTGTTTCATTAGCACTGCTTCCATTTCCGTATGGATTAAAATTTTCAGATGTTTTTATAATTGGTGTTGATGCTGTTATTAAAGGAATTTCAGGTTTAATTTCTTCAAGTTGTTCAGGTATTCCTTGCCCTGTTTCATCTTCCATATTTGCTTGAGTTGTTGGAGGTTGAAATGGTAAAACACCTGAACTAATATTTGGTAATTCCCCAGTTGCTTCAAAATTGTTGTCAGAGTTGCTTGAAACCGTTGGAATAAAAACTGGATCTGATGATAATTCTGGAATAAGAACTTGGTTTGCTTCTGGAACTTGTTCTGGTGATGTTAAACGATAAGGTAAAGATTTACCTGCCCACCAAGCAGTTATTAAATCTGATGGTATTAGTCTTCCTGCGTGTGCAGTTGTAAATTTTAAAAGTTCTGTTCTATCTCGTTCGTGACTGTCTAACTTTGCCTGAAGAGCATCTTTTTCTGCTTTTAACAAACTTATAGCAACATTATATTTAGATTTTCTGTATGGATATTTTACTGCTTTTTTTTCTAAAATATTAATCTGTGCTCTACGGTCATCAATTAACGCCTGAATTGGTTTATTTGATTTTGATAGTTTAGAATATGCTTGGTCTTTTGACATAAAATTATTGTATTTAGACGTCCCTGAAACCTTGAATGTGTGCGATTTAAATAATTCTTTTAAATTTATTAAATCTGATGTGAATAAATCTGTTTTGTTCATTTAACTTACATTTTTATTTTAAATTTAAAATAATTGTTAATAATAAAACTCATGAGTTTATACCCAGTAAGTAATTATAATATTGGAACAGGCGAAGCAAATGAAGTTCTTGATACAATTTCTTCGCCTGATGGTTCTTTGGTAGTAACTTTTATTAATGGAGTTGCTTACTTTGTAAATCCGATTACTGGATCCATTACTAATATTGATGTTACTTCTGAAACTACTACAAATGAAACGGATTTATTAACATTTATAAAAGGGTCAGCTGGAGTTTCAAAAGTGCTTTATGCTGACGTAAGTTTAAATTATAATCCATCTACAAAAGTTTTAAGTTCAAATAACATTTCAATTTCAAGTACAGTTAAAATTGGCGGGATAAATACAATAACTTATAATCCAATTAATACACGAACTATATTTTCAGGCGGAACAGGTATTCTGGTTGATAGTGGTATTTTAATTGGAAATAATTATTCCTCAAATACGATTGTTGGAATTACAGGTATTTGTAATACTGGAACAACAAATTTTTTTGAAATTTACGACAATACAATTGTAAATATTCTATTTCAAATGAACTCATTAAGAACACGTACAAGTCTTCCTGTTTATATTGGAACTACTGATGGATATACTGGTGTTCCATTGGCGTGTTTAAATAATACACTTTTAGATAATACTTTTAACAATATCCAGTTAGGTTTCTCATCAACAAATTATAACTCGTGGTTTATTGGTTCAAGATACAATACCAGTTCAGCATCTACAATTTTAAGTTTAGCCCCTTATGGAGTTTCTCAAACTGGTTGTTGGTATGTTGATGGAATCGGCTCTACAAACCAAGTAGGAACTGCTACTATGTTAAATCTTGAAATAGAAGGAGGTGGAATAATTCTCAATGACCAAACAAGCGCATTTGCTTATCTGATAGAAAGTATTGCTAACCAATTTACAATAACTTTTAACCAAACACCAACAACACCATTAACGTTAAATTCGTTCGGGCAATTAATTCTTGACGGAACACAGGCAAGACTACGGTTAAATAGCTCTACATCAGGGTCAGCAGATTACTATTATAGTACTGTATCGGGAGCTACTACATTAGCAACTTACAATTTATTTTATTTTGATGGGACTACAACAATAAATCCACTTCGTCTTAATACCAATGGAACTTTAGATTTAGGAACGGTCGCTGGTTCGGCAACTGGAATTAACTTATTCGGGGCGGGTACAAGTTTTCTAGACTGTGCTAATGCTAGTAAAGGAAACTTAGAGTTTTTTATGTCAGGTGACGTAAGATTAACGGCTGGCGGTGTATCGCCTGCTTTATTAAATATAAGTACTCTTGGTGTATTAAGTTTTACTGGCGCCAGTGCTACTTTAACTTTAACTGGATCAGGCGCTACTGGTGGTACAATTAATTTAGCTGGAGTGGGTACAAGTTCAATTAACTGTACTGATGCTAATAAAGGACAATTAGATTTTTTAATAACCAATGATGTTCTTATTACGGCTGGAGGCAGTTCTCCCGCAGATTTGGAATTAACTAATCTTGGAATACTTACTTTGAGTAGATCAGGAACAGGTAATTGCTCACTACAATTTGGTGGAATAGGAACTAATACTATTTCTTGTAATAACACAGCAAAAGGGGCTATATCGTTTGCTATGAGTAATACAGTTACTATCACAGCAGGCGGAAGCAGTCCAGGGACTATATCTTTAACTAATGCTGGATTGCTCACTGTTTCAGGACAAGTTGTTTGTGATGCTTTCAGAGTGACTGCATCGAGCACTGGAATTGGTATTAGTTTAGTTAGTGTTAATTTAATAGCACAAAATAGTAATACTTCTTTTGGTAGTGGTAATTATTGTTATGTAGCACCATCGGGAAACACGTGGATTGCTGTATCAGATAAGCGTATAAAACACGACATACAACCATTAGAAAATTGTTTGGAAAAGATTTTACTTTTGAACCCTGTAAATTACAAAATGAATTATGATAATAAACAATGTGTAGGTTTTATAGCACAGGAAGTTTTAGAAATTATTCCAGAATTAGTTATAGTGCCCGAAGACCCTGAAAGTTTGTTAGGTGTTGATTTAACTAATATGACTTCATTTTTAGTCAAAGCAATTCAAGAACAAAATATTTTAATTAAAAATCTTTACCTTGAACTTGAAAAATTAAAATTAAAATTAAATTAATTTTTAAAATTAAAATATTTTGTTAAGGAAAAGCAAAATGGTTAAAGATGTTGGTAAAAACAAATTTGATAATATTGATGATGCTTCTGAATATTTTAAGTCTGTTTATGAAGGACTTCCACCTGAAGTAATAAGAACTGTAATTGAATACTGTATTAGAAACCCAGATAAATTACCACCTCAAGCAGATAAGATTGACCTTAGGAAAGAACCTAAAGTAAAAAAAGAAAAAGAAGTTATCATAGAAGGAGCAGTTGAATTTTACGAAGACCCCAACGACCCAAGTCTTAAAATTATTAAGCACCGTGACGGAGCATGTGTTTTATCGGTAGAAGAAGCAGATGAATTACAAGCAAAAATTAATATTGAACTTTCCAAACAGAAAGAAGAAGACCGTGAAAAAAATAATTCACTTTGGAAGGAAAGAAATAAAAGATTATTAAAGGAAAAACTTTTAGAAACTAAACAAAAAAATGGACGCTAAATTAAATTAAATAAATTTATTGTAAAATTAAAATATTTGGATTAATTATAAAAAACTAAAAAATATGGATATGTTTAACGAGTCTCTGATAGTACCAAGCAATCTTCGTTTTTTCCTTCATCGTTTAGCCGATGACGCTCAGCCCTCTACTAACATTTTAAAAATTAATGCTATGAACAGCACATCAAGTTCTTCTGGCGGATTGATTACAGTAAGATTACCAATGGCGCTGGTAGATTTAAACTCATTTGCTATGTTTTTTCAAACAACTACAACAAACGGAACTTACACTAACGCTGGCGTGGCTCAAGCTATTTTACCAAAAGGAATTGAAGGAATTGTATCGAGGATGGAAATTAGTATTAACGGGCTTGGACTTCTAAATTTACAACATTACAATCTACTTTATGACGTACTTAAAGGTTCTCATATGGATATTGGTAAAGGTGTAATGCGAAGAACTCTTCAAAACGAATGCGACACAGCACCTCTTCTAACCTCGGGAATTGTTGCTACAGGTGGTCCATCGGCTACTGCTCATCCTGTCTTCGTTTCCGCCGCTACTTTTGCAGTCCAAGCATCAGGAACCACTCTTGCGATTACTTGTACTTGCGGAACTCTTTACCCAAACATTCAAATTTCAGATCTGGCGGGCGATATTCCGTTTGCGAGTTTAGGAATTACTCTTACGGGAGCAGCGACCAGTGCTGTTATTAGTGCTGTTAAACAGGTTCCAGCTTACGTCCAAGCAGTTAGCGTAGGTGGTGCAACCACTTATTCTGCTGGTGACCTTGTCACTCAGTTTGTTCTTACATATACTTACGCGACCTCAATAGTGACAACAACAGCTTATACAGCAACTTCACCCGCAACATTTACAGTTATGATTGGAGGCAATGCTGGAGTTGCTGCTGCAGCCACCGTTGTGCCCTTATCTGGTCTCGTGGCTCTCCCCAGTGCTTCTATCCAAGCAAGCACATATACTTCTCAATCCGTCCCCGTCCCAGCTTTATCAACCACTCAAAGTTTTTTCCAAGCAAATCAAAACGGTTACCACTGTATTTCAGATTGGCTTGCTTTCTTCAAAGCACAACCCAACTGGATTCAATTACAGATGCTTGGTGAGGTGGAAATTCGTTTGACTTTGGCTGGAAATGAAATTTTGAGTGTCCCCCCTGGTCTCGGACTATCAACACGCCCAGATTATTCTCTAAGCAATATCTTTTTCACAGTTAGAACCTGTTCATTTGACAATAACTTTTATGACGACATTCTTTCAGAAAAACTATCTTCTGGTGGTGAAATTGAAATCCCTTACAGCAATTATTACAATATCAATCAGGTCCAATCTGCTGGTTCATCAAGCACACGTTTTTCTGTAAATACTCAATGTTTAAATAAAATCATCAGTACCAACAGACCAAGTTATTTCAATACTTTAGCTGGAGCGATGAACCATCTGCCTGCTGGCTTTGGTATGAGAGCCGATGGTTCTTTTGGTTTAGTCCATAAAGGAGCATTTTTTTCTACAAGCGCAAGCGTGGAGCCATTTACATCAAGCATTTTGTCAAATCCCAACTTGTGGCAGTATCAAGTTAATTCTTCATTTATTCCAAATGTTAAGATTGACCCCAGTTTTGCTTTCTACAATTATTTAGAAGCGTGGAATATGCACAATTCTTATAGCGATAGTGTAATTTTAGGTAATCCAAATATCTTTTTATTGTCAGGATACCAGATGGCTATAGCACTGGATTTTATGGATAGCGCTATTCCTCGTCTATGTGCGGGTATTGATACTCGAGGGGCAGTGTCAGTTGCTTATCTTTTACAGGACGATAATAATGCTGGAGATAGAACTGACATTTTTACATGCTTTACCAGTGTACTTAAAGTTGGCGCAAATCAGCAAATTCAAGTAATTTATTAAAACTAATATTATTAAGGTTGGCGCGAACCAACAAAATTCAAATAATTTATTAAAATTTAAATTAAAATTTAAATTAAAATTTAATTAAAAATATTGTCATTAATTATAAAAATTAATGTCAAGTTATTTAAACAACCCTGTAGTCCTTCAAGGAAAAGATGTTAATGATATTGCTAAATATACCAGAATTAAACCTCTTAATAAATTATTACAACCTATAGTTCCATTAAAAAAAGCATACGGTTATTCTAATCCAAGAATATATCCAAAAGTTACTTCTGTTATTGGATCGGCTATGTATCCTGGTATAGGAACTTCAAGAGCCGTTGGTCCTATGCGATTTGGAGGTAGTTCAGCATTTTACGCTTATGGTTTAAGAACACAACTTCCTATTATTAGGAACAAGAGTGTTAGATTACAGTTTCCACATCTTCAAAGAGAAGTGGCTGATGTTATTCAGACCCCACCCAAAATGTACGGAGAATTTACACCCAAGTGTAGTCTTAATTTAGTTCTTTAATTAAAATATTTGTTTTGATTAAGAACGATGGTTAAAACTTTAAAACTAAAAGATGAAGCATATTCTATAAAATTACCAAAAAAATCAGCATTTACAATAGAAACACCCGAAAACCAAATAAAAATGCACCAGCTCAATGCTGTATGTAGCGTCAGAGGATACGGTAAAGGCGTTATTTTGTCAAGTTTATTACAAGGATTAAAACGTCAAGGTTGCTTAGATAGATGTTTTCAAATTTCACCAACCATAGAAAGTAATAGACCTATTTTTAACGCACTCGGTATAAAACCTGAAGATGAATATTCTACTGGCGACCCAATAAATATTTTAGATATAATTAGTAAAGTTGAAGAGGAACAAAGAGAATACGAGCAATATAAAGAAGCGTGTGCTTTACATAAAATTTTAAACGACCATTCTATAAATATAGACTTAATAAATCCATCTATTCTTTTAAGAGCATTGGAATATGGATACTTTAATAAAAAACCTGAACCAAAATATAACAATTCACAAAACGGACGTCCTTGTTTAGCGTTAATAGTTGATGATTGTCAGGGTTCAAATATTTACAATGCGGTAGGTAATAAAAATCCTTTTATAAATATGTGCTTGCGACATCGGCATATTGGAAAAGGTTGTGGAATAAGCATATTTATGTGCTGTCAAACATACGGCGGATCAGGAGGTATTCCAAAAATTATTCGTCAAAATTTAACAAGTTTATTATTAGGAGAACAGAAAAATAAAGATGTTTTAGACCAAATATCAGATGAAATAGGAGGACAGATAGAAAAAAGTAAATTTATGGAAGCATACCATAAAGCAGTTTTTAATGAAACACCTGACCAACAAAATCATAATTTTATTTTAATCGATTTTTTCCCGAAGACAAAGGATTTTATGTTTAGAAGAAATTTAAATGAATTTATTATTCCAGAAAAATAAAATAACAAGGTAATGTAAATGAAAAACTCTGGAGGACTTAAAAATGTTAATATGGAAATTATTAAAGGAAATCATACACCTGCTACTGAGATAAAAGAAACCGAAGTACTTAAATTATTTAGAGCAGTTGGATTAAAATACCAAAATCTTAAAATACAACCACAGAGATTAATAGTTCAAGCACCATACGACTTTTATGGAAGACCTTTAACCGAATTTACAATTAATTCAAGATTACTTACTCAATTACCACAAAATACTCAGTGTGCTTTAGAAAGTCTTTATATTTCTAATTTTTGTGGTAACTCACCACATACTTTAAATTTTATTGGAAATATTACAGCACAGACAAGTCTTTTAGTTGCTGGCGATACTTCTACATTTACTAATGTAAATTTTGGAACAGTTATTCCAAAACTTTATGATTACTTCACAATATTAGTACCTGATCCGAGTACACCTACAGTGACTTTTAATGTAATGTTTTATCTTTCAACTATATCTAATTATGCTTTAGGAACTGTTATAGGTACTGTCATTGACCCCGCTTCTTTAACTGCTACGCAACAAGTTCCTAATCTTGGAGTTCCATCGTTTCCTATGGGTATAAAATGGGATGCTCAGCAATTAGCAATAAATTACATGGGTTATACCACAACAACCTCGGGTTTTAGTGGATTTACTAATATTAACGTTGAACTACTGGGATATTCAAACCCTAATATTTGGGATACAGGATTAAATAATACATTAGTTAAAGCAAGTAATATTAATGGAATAACCAGTAATGTTGGTAATTATTCAAATATCATAGCATCTGTTCCGTGTAGTAAAAATGTTTTATCTGAAAGTTCTAATGTATCTTTAAATTCACAATCTACACAATTAAATTTCTTTCAAGTTATAAATTTCAACACACCAGCGTATCAGATTAAAGACCCTAATTTTTTAAATAATTCTCAAATCCAATTTAGACTTACATACAATCAAGGTGGAAAAGATTTTTTATTACCACAACCAATAGATTCATACGCAATATGTCCTTATAATTTAGCGGCGTCTTCATCGGGTTCAACGGCATCAACTATTATTCCATATGGAAGTATATATGATGGAATTACTTGGACAGATACAGCCGTAGCAACGATAAGGGCAGGCTATACATTTAACACTAATCCAGTAGTTAGATTTACTTTAGTATTTTATCCAATGGTAGGTGTGGAACAAATTGACGAAATATAATTTAAGGAAATAAATATAAATGTAAAGATAAATGGAAGACCCCGATAATCCTTTTGATTTTCCTCAAGATGACGATTTTTATTGTCGTATGTGTGATAAAGTTTTAGACATTTTAGAAGATGGAATTTGTTATGATTGTGAAATAAATATAAATGTAAAGGTAAATGAAAATGAAATTGGTCTCAGTAAAAATGACACCCGCTTCAAGTAAAAAAAAAATGATTGCTGTGTTTGACGATGGTATGACAATAGCATTCGGATCTAAAAACAGTCTTACGTATTTGTCAGGGGCAACCAATCAGCAAAGGGACGCGTGGTTGGCCAGACATTCTGTTTTGGAAGACTGGAAACACCATACTCCAGCTGCACTTTCAAGGTGGGTTTTATGGAGTGCTAAAACTATTCCTCTTGGAATTAAAAATTATAATAAAAATGTAAGTTAAATTTAATGGAAAAACTTAGTGGTACATTTTGGTTGAGTTTAGCAGGGATTTTAGCAGGGGTTTTAGGAATTATAATATCCGCAATAAATAAAAGTAAATGTTCTAATATAGATTGTTGTTGTGGATTAATCAGATGTGTAAGAGAAGTAGATTTAGAAGTTCAGTTAGAAGAACATAAATTAGATATGGGAGTACCAGATACACCTAAATAATTTAAAATTATTTTTTAGCGAGACAGGAGTTTTTATCAAATACAATATTTTACATGCGGTACAAGGTCAAGATGTCCCCTCGAGAACAATACACAGCATTTTCACGCACATCGTCAAAATCTTTCGTCAAGATATTTTAAACGCCCCTCTTTGGTCGGGGGTCAGGGCGTTCCAAATAATTTTAAATTTT